CTATCTCGTCTTGAGTAGTCATGGCCTCGGTAGTAGTCTGGTCCAATGGGTTGAACTTATACGACAAATTCTGCAGGAAGTTATTATCAGCCTGAAAAACACTGTGATTGAAGCGACCCATTTCCTCAATACCATACTTGATAAGGCCTGATGGCTCCCCCGTGTACTCCTTACCTTGACGTAGCTGATAAATTGTACTTGCCGCCAAAAGCATATCGTCATCAGGATTATCGATGGCCTCTTGTTCTTTTACAGTGCGATACTGCTGGCCTACTGCCTCAGTCAGCTTTAACGATGTTTGATGCTGCTTGTCTGCCTGGTCCTGACCTGCCTTAGCGATGTCATCATCCATTTGTAACTGGCCAGGGTCCACGTTCCATGCACTACCATTCATACGATAACTCCCATCTCTTTGGCTAATGACATCATGTCGTTTTGTACTGCTCTAATGTAATCTGCTGGTGCTGGCTTGGCGTTATACTTCATTTGCCAAGCATCTAGCATTTTCTTTCTCTCTGGAGAAGCACCATCAGTTTGATCTATAATCTCTTGTATCGTGGCAGGCACTACTAAAGTCTTAGTTTGAATACCAGCATCGGCCTCTGCAATAATCTGGTTAGCTACGTCAATAACTGATGATATTTTATCGCCTGGTGGTAGTGCGGAAATTCTATTATATAGCTTAGTCATGGCTGCGCTGTTTTCTACACTGGACATGCCCAGCATGGCTTGCATTGGTGTACCCTTTAAGGGGAACCTAGCCTTTAATAGCCTGTATGCCTCATCAGACTGCTGTGTTCCAACCCAATCAAGATCCTTGTCTTCCTCATCATTCCATTTGGACAGATCAGTAAGCAGCTTGATCCGTGAGTCCTTAGTTAGCATCGAGTTACTTAGTATTTCTGCCTCGTTATAATCCCCAATGTTCATCTTGATTAGCGAGAACTCAGCCCAATCATCTACCTCTGGCCCCAGCATTTCTGTGTTAAGGCTCTTCATAAGGCTGGCGTGAAATTTAGGGGTTATTTGATCACTTACAAGTAGCATATCAATATCGCCAGCTTCAGTTAAATCACCCATAATGACCTTAGTTAATGCGTCAACGTAGACACCATTTTGCTGATCATCAAGGTCTTTATCCATCTGGCTTTCACGCTGGTCAAGTGATGTAAACGCAGACTTTACACTGGCTAGTGATAGGTATGGGTTAGTATTATCAAGCAGCGACAACCTAATGGCATCTAACTCTAAATCGTTTTCAGCGCCCTGTATCGACATCGTTAGCTGAGTAGACGCATGGTCCTCAAGAGAGGCTTGCAATCGATTCACACCCTCTTCAGGCGTCATAAAGCCAATGCTAACTTGCTGCTCGATGGCAGCTTGGATCTTTTCAGAACCATTAGGTTGCTTGGCATAAGATGATATTTGAGAGGCAAGCACACCACTGGCAAATTCGACCTGCCTTGTCCTGGCCACACCTCTCATGTCGTTAGACTTCCCACGGAGGTAGGCGGTAATGTCTGCCTGATACTCTGATCTAGCGGTCGAATTAGTGAAGTTATTAAGCGTTTCATTAACGTGCTTCATTGATGACTTAGACCAGCGGCTCGATATGTCTCTGTATGTGGGGTTATTCTTCTCATCAAAATGTGGCTGATTAATCATTTCGTCATAAGCCGAATCTAGAACTGTTAGGCTAGATTGATAGTTCTGGCCATACTGGGCGACAGCTTCAGCTTTATTACTCATCACCTGGTAGTCATCGACCACTTTAGTTAAGGCAGAAGAGACTCGCATCTGGCTTTGTGCCGCAGACGATATTGCACCAAGGCTAATCTGTTCTGCGCCTGGTACACCTGTTTGATTTATGCCTGGTATTCTCACGAACCGATCCCCCACCAATTATTGTCATTGCCAAGCTTGCCCACATTACTAATTAATAAGCTGTCGCTTTGACTCTTCATTGAGCTAGCCTGTGCCGATGCGCCTGCCCGTCTTGCTGCTGCGGTGCGCTTACCTTGCTCTGCTGAAAAGCTCATTTCCTTTTCTGCTACATTAGCGGCTTCGGCCATCACTGCTAGGCTTGATCCACTAGATAGCTGCACACCAGATTTAGCAAAAGCGACAACACGCGCACCTTGGTCTTGGTTAAACTTGTACCTTGTACGCCTAGCCTGTTCTGCCGCTTCTAGCTCGCCAAGCTGGGCGTTCTTTTCGCCTGCCTCGCGCATTGATGCCTCAGCTTTACTGGAGTCGCTGTAGGATTTGGCCATACCTACAATTGACAGAAATGTCATAATGCTCATGCTTAATCCCCCACACTTAATGTGCCAAACAGCGATACGATGTGACACGCTAATGGCAAGTCTTGTTCAATGTTAATACGGCCATCTCGGTCATAGCCTAAGTTTTTTACGTTAATATCTTCTGATACTAAAGGCTCTTCATTGCCAAAATTAGTGCTTGGTGATCGCACAGATGGGCGCTGACCATTGATAGTAGGTATCGCTGACTTTTCTAAACGTACAAATATTTCATTCCACCGCTTAAGCTTGCCAAGGGTAGTGCCAGACCCTGCGTTACTGCCAGGTCGAGTAGGCGTTAGCTTAGACACATATTTTAGACCAACCTTTATATCTGTTGCTGTGTAATTCAAGGTAATAGCACCGCTAGAAACCACTAAATCAGGGTGTACCGCGCCATCTGCTGTGATCTGCACAGTTTTGCCCTCTAGGTGTGCTAGGCCGCTTACAGAGGCTGTGGCGCTACCTGCGTAGGAAATCATTGAGTCTAGGTAAATATCTGGTGTGTATAGTTCTACATATTGCTTAGTGGCCCCACCAATCGTGCGCTTAACCACAAACCACAATTGATCTGGCCCGTCTTCTGAGATCACTGCTAGGCTTTTATACTCACCATCAGTAATGTGCCTGTGCCATCCAATGACTTCTTGAGTTGGCTCATAAGTCAGCATTATTAATGCGCCATCAGCGCGTAACCCTAATAGAATTGAATCAGGAACATGACTGTAAGATAGTGAGGTAAGTCCACCTGTAGTGATATGTTCAGCCAAGAAGGTTAGATCATCCGATTGGAATGAGTCAGACTCCCATTTATAGGCTACGTTACGAACTTGAGTACCGCTTCGTTGAATAAAGAATACATCCGACCCAACATAGGCTGGATGCCCAAGCTTAGATCCATAACTAGTCTGTCTACGCACATCGACATTGGTAGGTGTGATAGCAGATTCATTGCCACCTGTGATTCTAAACTCGCCACCAGACGTACCTACAATTAACACACGCTGGGCCGCTAGCCACTTAATGTTATTAACTCGGTCACTGGCAATGGCATAGCTCAAACTGTCATTGGCTTTAGCGCCTAAGTCAAAGTCTTCATAGATGCCTGTCTTGCTGCCCCAAAGGGTCTGTGGCTTGTGAGTTGTGCCTCCATACCAAAGTCTTTGCTCATAGAATACTACTGCTGATGGAAAGCCTCTGTGCGTAGAGAATGCGCCCTCTTGCCATAGGTTTGTAGCATTGGTGTCGGTGGGCATATAAGTTAAATCTTTGACTGTGACATTAGCCACTGTCGCTGATGCAACGCTATTGACTCTGACCCATACGACTTCACCAGCCGCGTTACCAGGGTTAGTGTCTACCAGCCAATCAGTACCAACGTGGCTAGCGTCAAACAAAGAAGCACTGGCAGTGAGATTTTGAGTCGCAGCACTTGTGGAAGCAAAAGTGAGAGTAAGGGCTTCATTCTGGTTAACAGGTAAGAATGGGCCTTTTTTAAATACTTCATCGGCAAGTGTCCAGGTAGCATGGGCTAACCTCGTTAATTTTCTGGGTTTGTGACTAGGGTGAACGATCCACATAACGTCTGCGTTTTGGGCAAACTGTAGCTCGTTTACTTGGCTGTGAGTGTAGGTCGTGCTGATCTCATACGTTGATCCACTGGCTTGAACTTGACCGCCATTGGTATAAAAACGAATGTAGTTATTGCCGAACTCTAAAACGTAAGTCTGGTCAACGCTGAACTCAAAAGGGATTAATCGGGTTGTATGCGCTGAGTTTTTAACCTCGTTAATAAAGCGAGTACCCCCTCTTCGCTTTGCCCCACCATGTGGTAGCGCCATGAAGTTTTCCATAGTCTCACAACCAGAGGAATACTTAGGTGAGTCAGTCCGACCCATTAACCTGGGGGATAGCTCACCAGAGGCGAATGAGTTAACAATTGGCGTTAGTCTCATGCTCTAGCCACCTCAAATATTACTGAGTTAATGTTTTCTGAGCCTACCTCTGCCCCATCGGCCACTGAAGCATCAATTAAGGCTGTTGCCGACATTGACCACATGTCGTTTGACAGTGCGCGATTTTGGGTTAAAGCATAGGCAACCTCTGCTGCTATCCGACTTGCTAGGGCAAAGACTAAAGCTGGATCAAATTGAGCAGGGTCTGTAATTCGTGCGACATATTTAATGGTCGCGGTGTCTGTATTGCATACCAGGGTTCTGCCCTCAATGCGGTATGTAGTCGTTTCTTTTAATTCCAATACTGCTAGGCAATGTGGATCGTTAGGCAAGCTGTAAGCTTTGTCAAAGCCCCACACTGGGTCTGCTGATAGTTGGGCTAAGGTTGCACGTTGAATAGCGCATGACCACGGGTATCCCCGTAAAACAGCGTCACGCGCATCTGCATAAACAGCATTACACACGTTAGCCTCGGTTGAACCATCTGAAAGTGAGGTGATGGTATTGGCCCCTAAAAGAGCTAATGCTCGGTTACATATTGAAACTTCGCTAGCCATATCTCATCCTCAACTTAAAAAAAAGGGGCGTATTTCAGCCCCTTGGTTGCTTACACTGAGCTTAGGACTCGGTGCAAAGAACTTCTACAACGCACTCGTCTTGGATGCGTGTTGCTCCAGCTACGAATGACAAGTACACCTGGTGGGCATAACTCTTGTCTGGACGTAAATCGATCTTAGTCGATACATCTTTACCAATGCCTAAGCCCATCGCGCCTTTAGTAAATGCAAAGCACTTACGCTGGGTTGAGTTAAGGTTTAAACGCTCTGAGCGCAAGAACTTGAAACCCATAAATGTATCAATATCGCCTTGAACTAAAGCTTTGATAGAGTTGTAGTCAGCAGACTTCACTTCAGTCGTGTTTAACAAGTTAGACACTTGCTGTGAGCCTAGTACAAAGAAACGCTCTTCTTCGTCTACTTCGTTGCCATCAAGAATCTCTTTAGCAGAGATCAATTTAGCAAGGGTTAAACCAGCAGAACCATGCGCGATCTTTTGACCATTAGGCAATGCCACGTTAGATCCATCACCATCGACAGCGTTACCAGTGGCAGCAGCAATGATTAAATCATCGAATGCACGAGCCATTGAGTTAGCGCCAGACTTGGCATAGTGAGACTCAGGAGTAACTAACATACGAACCTTGTCTTCATCATCGATGAGATCGGCCCAGTGATAGTCAGTCATGGTCGCAGTCCTACGAGAGTGTGGAACTTCCAACACTGGCGTATTAGTGTGACGGCTAGATTTGACGACAGCAGCGACATTACCAAGACGTTCAAAGTTAAACTTCTCGCCTGTTACTGACTGCTCGGTTACTGATGAACGTAGGCGTGAGCCTTTTTGTGATGCTAGGTGAATTAGGTTGTCCTGGAACTGTTGGACAAACGCTTTACTGATTGTATTAGCCATGAGGGTATCTCCGAATTGGCAATTGAAATTGGCGCTTCGAGCTACCCGACTA